ATGGCCTTCAATGCTGGCTTCAGATGCTCTGAGGCCTTTCCTGACCCATTTCGGATCTTCTCCATGGCCTCGGCGCACTCGTCCGAAACAATCACGCGCTTGTTGGCAAACGTTTTCAAGATGCTGAGCCAAGAGTACTCTTCTTCCTCCCACAAAGCGACCGTCATGGCTGCAAAGAATGACATTGTGAATTGCTGACACCATTTTGAGCAATCAAAGCTGCTCACGAGGAGCTCGTATTGATCTCCTTTTCTCATCTTTTTCTCAACCTTCTCAATGAAGTTTCTAAACCTTTCAGTCTTCCGAAGGTCTTTGGACATCATTTCATTTGGCAGCAGCTCATTCAGTGGCTTCATCGTCGACTCGACATGATCCTGCACAAGTCTTCCAAGGCTGCAGACGATTGAGATTTCTCTTAAACCCAATTGAGGTTTCTTGAAGAGTGTTACGTCGATGCCACCCTTCTCGATGAGTAGTGCAGTCACGTCAGCCAACGCGCTGATTTTGTCGCACCCAAACAGACCACTAGCTATATGCTCACAAATGTTTAGCATAAGCTTTCTTCTTGATCCGAACTTCCTCGGTGGAAGTTGTCGGAGTTGCCTTCCTTCCTCGTCCAACTCCTGCAACTTCTTCGTCGTCAGTTGATGTAACCCTCCGGCTCTCTCAGCAAACTCTGAGACAGTTCTGTTTGTTGAAGCCTTGGTTGTCGCCAAGTCCATAGTGCTTTTGGATGACGCTTTCTCCCTGAAGCTGTTCATCAGCTCACGGAATGTGCTCGTCACTTTGCCGTTCTTTTTGAAGAACTGTGGTTTTAAGCCTTTTGTTTTCAATGCCCTCTCTTTGATCTCTTCCACCATCGATACCACATGGTTCATTGAGAACTCGTGGCACCTTAGGTCCAAAATGTTGGTTGAGCCTTGATTCGGTTTCATCCCAATGAACTCCGGCCTCACTTGCGACATTTCAATTTCCTTGTCAGCGATTTTGGCCATCAGCTCCAGATCACCCTTTGCTCCTGTCACTACTTGTTTTGAGCAGTACGCAGATGCGATCGCTATTTCCAGCTGAGTAGCGATATTATCGCACTCTAGACCTGTTATTGGACAGGTCGCGTCCTTGAAACTGTCTCCAGATGGCTGGGCCTCATCCCTCGTGCTGTCAACTCCAGCGAATCTCATAATGGGTCTGGTTGCCAGCATCCTTGTTGATTGATCGCAGAATTTCCTGATCAAGTACGCCGCCAGCGGGTGCCTTGGCAGTGGCACCTTGTCCAAGTAAGCATCGGCTG